GTAGCCACCAATTTTTCTGGGCAAGCCACGCTGGAAACGCACCCACTCACCGTCGACATAGGACGGCGCAGCAAATTGAGTTCCATCCCGCTGTATACCCGGCGGGATTTGTAGGGCTATGACTTTAGATGTCAAAACGAACCCCCGCTGATGCCACTCAATACAGTCAATCCAGTTGAACTGAAGTAAGCCTGCTCAGAGCCGTTGATTGTGATACCCACTTGGTTTGAGTTGGGCAGATACAAACCAGTTGTCAGGTTACCCACAAAGTTCAGCGACGGGTTAGTTGATGATCCCACGCTCAAGGTCAGCGAGGTGACGTTGTTGGACACAGTCGAAACAGCATAGACGTTTGTGCCATCGCACACCATCGCAACGGTTGAGCCATTGGGGATAGTTGTTGTTGCACCACCGCCAACGCTTGTCTTAAAGGTCAGCGTGTATGAACCAGTTGTGTTGTTGGTGATGACATAAAACTGAACCGTGGAAGGAACAACCACGTTTGTGTTTTGGCTCAGGACACCTGAGTATTCTTGCAACGTATAAGAGGCTTGGCTGGATGTCAGCGTAATCGTGGCGCCAGCGCCGGTCACTGAGATTTGTTCTTGCGTGAAAGAGAAGATCGCGCTTTGGCCATAGCCCCAAGAGTTGTATGTTGACGTACCGTCGGACACCAAGGCAAATGACTCACCGATTTGCAACTGGGTTGAATTTGAAATGCCGTCAATCGTGTCCGAACCAGAGGTCTGAACCGTCAAGATACCGGTGCCGTTGTTCTTGACAATGGTGAACCAATTCGCGCCAACACCTGATGCACTTGGCAAAGTAATCGTGCCAGCACCACCTTCCCACACAGACAACTGTGACTGAGCGTTTGCGCTCAGGGTAGAACTGGAGTAGTAACTGGTGATGGGTGTGATGGTGTTCAGCGTTGCGCCCAGAGCCTCTAAGCCATATCCAGCCAACTGTGAGGCGTTGGCGGATGACGTACCAGCACCCAACTGAACCTCAGTCCATGTACCGTTGACAGTTGAGTTGTTTGTCAGCCAAATGTAGTACGCAATCCCGGAGGCCACGGACACGATGGTGTTGCCAGAAGTGTCAGCCACCGTGAATGAGTTTGAACCCACGTTGCGCACGATGATGGCTTGGCCGGTCGACACCTGAGTAGCGGGGGGCAACTCCAAGAGCAAAGCATTGGCGGTGATTGTCTCAGCCGTGCCGATGGTTTGCGAGATGCTAATGGTGTATGTACCTGTGCCGCCAGAACCGCTTCCAAGGGCTGTAATGGTCGTTCCTGAAGCGATATTTGTTCCGGTGATCACTTGACCCACGGCAATCGTTCCAGAGGTCACAGAGGTCACAGTCAACGTCACGCCTGAGATTGTTCCGCGGAAAACCGCACCGCCGATGGTGGCAGTCACGTCAATGATGTTGGCCGAAACAACCGTGTTGTTGCCGTTGATGGGCCACGACAAGGGCGTGTTAGCGCTGATCGTCAGCGACTCGTAAGAGACTTGGCTCGGTGAAATTGTTTGGCCGGTAAACGGACTGATATATGTGGTCATGGTTTGCCTTAACTGTCAACAGCCACCGCAGAACGGTCGCCAACGCGGGATACGTCTTCGGTCTTGAGGGCGTTCAATGCTTCGGTAAACATCTGACTCCACAGAGCCAGTCGAGCATCGTTCTTCAAGAATGGGGCTGTTTGTTTCAATGTGCCAAACAGCATGGCATTGGGTGCATTCTGTGTGAGCCAGTTGGTTTGGTTGTTTGAGTCCAGCGGCTGGAGTCGGGTGTAGCACAAAGCTTCAAAACTGTATGCCGCATCAGGTGTAGGCGCCACGAACCAATGATCGTAGTCATAGTCGGCGTAATACAGCGGCTGTGCGGTTGCGCTCACCACGGGCCAGTAGTTGTTTAGGTATTCCAGTTTGCGCAGCAGCAAGGGCTGTTTGTTGCCAGAACCGTCCACCAGTGTCATGGACACAGTCTTGCGCCAACGTGCGGGCTTTTGGATAACTGCGCTACCAGCTTGGAGGGTTGAATCAACAACTTCCAGTTGGCCCAATGTTTTGATTTCTTGGGCGATCTCAAACTCAGCCAACGAGATGGCTGTGGGGATGAAGTTGACGACCGCTTGGTCTTGCCGCTCCAAGTACTGAAGGACAGTACTCGTCAGGGAATCATAGGTGAGGACAAAGCTTGGTGTGGTCATACCTTATTTTCCCATTAGGAGGTGAGAACAGCAAGCGCATGTTCTGCGTGTTTACGGCGTTCTTCAAGGCCAATTGTGCCACCGTTAATAATTTTTGTGCACTTTATGAAGTCCCAAGCCTCAGCAGGGGCGTTCAACTTGTGCGTGTCCCAAAACCAACCAGCGGTCAGGGCTGCGTATTCTGGGGTGGCGATGAGTTCGGGGTGCATGACGAAGTCGAACCCGAGCGCTTGTCCCGCGTGATAATAATTTGCGTGGCCGGTAAGCTGAACGCATCCCCGCCCTCGAAAACGAAACCCGTCGCCAGAAGCTTCGTCACGGTTGCCCATTCGGTTTGCGTAAACCATGTTGGCAATTTTCTTGGGGTTTCCTGCATATTGATTGGCAATCTCTTGTGTGGGGAAGCGTTTATCCCAAAGCCGCATCAACGTAGCCGCTTTGTAGTTTAGGTTTTCTTCCAGAATCCTAAAGTTAGCGCACTCATGCCCACATTGCCCAATGAACATGGCTTGTTGCTTGGGCGTTGAGATGCTGAACCGCTCGAAGGTCTTGTTCAAGCCATCAACCCACGCGGGGCTGATACCCAGCTTTTGAAGTTGATCACTGTTTAACATTGACCTTGTCCTTTACTGCGTTATAGGTGTCGATGCAGGCGTTGAGGCGGGTGATGGCGAGGTCTCCGTCTGCTGCGATGGTGACAATATCTTTAAGAGCCTGTCGCTCAGATTCGGCTCCATCTTTTGTATCTCCTCCGGCAGATCCGGCATCTGTACTGGCTTGAACACTACAGGTGGAGGGGAAGCGCAACTCGCCAGAGTCAATGCGCTTAAAAGTATCAGTCTTTTTGGCTTGAATAGCATTGCTTGCCTTTCGGAGTGCAGCGGTCTTGTCTTTAAGGGTTTGTGCCAGTTCGGCTTCTTTTTCTCGAGCCTCGGCGTTCAATCGGTCGATCTCGGCTTTGTCTTCAGCCACACGGCGCTCATAGCCCTTGTGATCTGCGACGTAATAACCGCCACCCAGAGCCATTACCACGCCACCGATTTGCATCAGCAGGGCATAGGTGGCGATCACCGGCAGCAGTTTGGCGAAGTAACTGACCCCATACAAGGCCACGCCAGCGATCATGGCCGCGCAGGCGATGACGTAGAACAGATCACTGAAGAAGGTGAGGAACCAAGTCATTCTGCCTCCTTGGCGGCTGCGCGTTCATTGGCAATCTCTTCCCGTTCAGCAGGCAAGTGATCAGGCGGTGTCATCGGGGGTGGTGGCGCTCTCCACGATTCATCAAACTCAGGGTTCACAAACGTGGGCATGGCGCCAAAGGCAGGATCTACACGCTGTTGGAACATGGGCTGGCCAACTTGTCCCATGCAGGGTTGCATAACTGGTGTTGGATTAGTGGCCGCTTTAACCCCCGCCAAGGTGCCTGCAACGCCGCCAGCCACGCGTTTGCCCACGATGCCACCTATACCACCAACCAACAGCAAAACGATGTCGTTGAGCATCTTTGTGTAGGCTTGGTCGATTGGTGCCATGGCTTTGATCGGTTGCACGACAAAGGTGACCGAGTACAAAAGGCAGATAACGATGAAGAACAGAATACCCGTGATGGCAAGCACCACGATAGCCCAGATGCGGACTTCGATGTCTTCAGCGCTTAGGCGGTGATCCGGGTGGTTGCTGAACAGATTCAACTTGTTTCTCCAGAACTGGGGCGACTAAATAGTCGGGACACGTCTGCGTGAACAGACACCGAGGACGTTGGCACTCAGGGTCTTGGAAGTGATCAAAGTCCTGACAGGTATACCGATACCTGTCAGAGCAACCACTAATTACGATGATGCACAGGATGGCTATTTTTCTTAGCATAGTCAACGGATTCCTGTACAAAAAGAAAGCCAATGTAGCCAAGCACAACTACCAGCACAATAACGAGCGCAATGATGAAGAACTCTTCTTGTTCTTCCTTTTGCTTCTTGGCTCGGTCTTTGGCGGCTTGTTCGGCAAACTTGTCGGCCTTGTCCATTTCGCCAGCACGACTTTTAATCTTGTTCCAAACATCTACTTTGCCAGCTTGCATGAACAGCATCTGCATCTCTGATTCAAGCTGACGAGTTTGCTCCAGAGCCATTTCGACTTGGATGGCAACACTCATGTTGCTGGCGTTGCCAGACTTCTTAGCCGCATCAACGGCTTGAACGGCTTTCTCTTTTGCAGAAAAGAGATTGCCTAGTACCGGCCCAAGAGACGCTACATCATCGACAGTTTGGCTGGCCTGCTTGACCAGCTTGACTGCTTTTTGAATTCCCGATAGGGCTAGGCCAATGCTTACTGGATCAATCATTTCACACTCCTATGAGATGCTTCAACAATTGTTCCATGTATTTGGGGCCAAATAATGACACTGCGATTGAGCAATACAAGATGTACTCAATGCGCTGCATGCGTTTTGATCCATCGTCAAAACGCTTTTGAATGTTGGCATAGCGCTCCGCACAAACAGCCTCATGAACACTGAGTTGTTTGTCCGTCTTTGTGGCGAGTTCGTGCGTAGCTTCCATTACCCAAACCCCAGTTAAACTGGATCGGTCACCACCGCTGGTTCATC